GGATAAAGGCAATTCAAAATACCTCTATGAATTATTTCCTTACGGACCAGGTAAGCAGGGTTGTCGTTTCGCTGGATTACCTAAACCAACGGGGTGTATCTAATGTTTGAGTCATTTTTAATGGGGGCGATATTATTCTTTGCCTTCTATATAACACAGGAAGACAGAAACTTTTTCTGTCGTAAATTATGGAGTAAATTGTGGACACGAAAATAGGAAAATTAGTAGGTGCTGGTATAGCGATTGTATTATGGATAGGGTTATTATTACTATCTAACTCTGCTAAGGCAGATTATATTACAATGGACGTAGATTCATCTGTGCGCAGTGGCACAATGAGATGTGATAGTGTTAAGAGTTGTTATGTTAAGACATTACAGATGGAGCAACGTGGTTCTGTTCAATATTGTAATTCAGTAACAATTAAAAGAGATGGTAGAGTAGTTTGGTTTAAAAACTATTATAGATAACTTTACAATTGATATGAAATAGGGTATAATATACTTTATGGATTTTGAATTATATAATTATTATGACCAACGAACAGTAAATAATGTTCCGTTCCTTAACTCTAAGGAATTCAAATATATAACAAACAAATGGGGCAAAGTAGAATGTAGAGAAACCCTCGCAGAATACATTGCCTCTAACCAATCTACATTTCCTTTTAATGTTATCAATAAAAGGGCAATGGTTAAAAACTTTCTCAAATTGAATACTACTAGGTATGAGAAATACTTAACACCATCATCACCAGAAGTTGATAGTAATATTCTTGAGAAGTATGATGACTACAAATACGATTATCATAGTAATGCATTAGGTATGGTTGACTGTCCTTCTGCACCATTTAATAGGGTATCTGATTATTTCATGAGGAAACTTAGATGGTCTTGTCCATCATATGGACACAAGAGTCCAATTGAAGTGTGGGAAAATGGTGAAGCAAAGGAAATTTGGGGTGTGCTTGGAGTTCTGTGGCGAGGAGTTAATGGTACACATTTTAACGATGATGGTGAGTGCACTGCTGGGGAATTGTCGAGCAACTCATATGCCGTGGCATTCAGACTAGGTTCTTACATAGCAACTCAATTCAAACCAATAGTAGCAAAGTCTGTATATGAGATGACAGATGCTAAACGTGTATTAGATACAAGTATGGGATGGGGAGATAGACTAGCAGGGTTCTTTGCGTCATCAGCAACAGAGTATATTGGTTGTGACCCAAACCCAAATACCTTTAAGATATATAAAACAATGGCAGTTGAGTATTCAAACATACTCTCTAATGACCACACTATCACTGCTGATATTGAAGACTACTTTGAATTAGTCGGTGATAAAAAATCAATTAAAATATATCGTTGCGGTGCAGAGAATCTACCTTGGGATAGTATAAGCGATATAGATTGTGCATTCACCAGTCCACCATATTTTAGCACTGAGAGATATAACGAGGGTGGTGATAAAGAATCTGACCAGTCATGGAGTAAGTTTAATGAGTATAATAATTGGAGGGATGACTTCTACCTGCCAGTTGCTAAACACTCATTTGAATCATTATCTGATAAAGGATTCTTAATCGTGAACATAATGGATCCTAAAATCAAAGGTGTTAGGTATTATTCGTGTGATGAATTAGTTGATTCGTTAAAGGATAAGTTTATTGGACAGTTTGGCATGAGGATAATGCAAAGACCACAAGGTAGGCATTTATATTCAACTCCAGAAGAATTGAAGGAATATCTTAATAAGTCTTATATCGAAAACGTATGGTGTTTCAGTAAGAGTGATGAACCAATTGATTTGTTTAGAGAGTCAAGAGTAGCAACACTAGATTCTTTCTTTTAGTTAGTGACGATACCCATATCATTATAATCTTGTTTTAACCATTCAAGCTCTAGTTCTCTATCTTGAGCATATAAATCTTCTACATCACCTTTAGTATCATTGATGATATCTAGTTTAGCAGTTCCATTAATGATAACATTTTTATGGTTTGCCATAGCACAATGATATATCTCATGTCCCATTATTGTCATTGCCTCTCTATCATCCCAAATCTCAGCAGGAATGATATGAACGAAGCAAACATCTTCATCTGGATTAACAACAGCAAACCCTCGTACACCAGCACCATCTGGTAATTTCTCACCAGTATTTTTTTCAAATGCTTCGTTTAACCTTTCGGGGAATTTGTATAATATAAGTTTAACAATGAAGTTAGTTCGTCCAATTTCGGATGTATCATCTCCTCCATACTTTGCTAGATTGAAGTCGTCAAGTGCTTCCACTTGTGAATATATTAGTGCGAATGCAAACCACACAAAGAATGTAATTACTATCTTGTCGAATACTCTCATAACTACTTATTTATATAAATACTGAAATATACAACTATGGTTTCAGGCATGGATTTTCTATCAATTGTAAGTGAAGTTGGGTTCCCAATAGCAGGTGCTGGTGCAGCAGGATACTTCGTATTTCTAACAGTTAAGTTTATTCTTGCTGGTGTTACTGGTGGTGTGCACGGACTTAAAAATATCATCGGTGCTTTAGATAATAGAGTACAGACAATGAATAACGACTTAGTAAAGATTGATGCTCTTATGAGTTATGCATTAAAGGTCAAACCTAACATTGACAGAATTGCTGCCAATGAAGGAAAGGAGGATGCTCGACGTGACTGATACTTTAGTGAATGGCATTAGTCAATACGGATTCCCAATCATTGCTGCAATGGGACTTGGTTACTTTGTATTTTATATATGGCAATGGGTGACTACAGAAATTAAACCAGTTATAAGTTCTGCTCAAAAGACTTTAATTGGATTGGTAGATAGAATTAGAATGTTAGATAATGATATGATACGTTTGAATACAAAACTTCAAATGGTATTAGAATACCACGAAAAGAATGGTATTCCTATTGACGGTGAATTGAAAGATATAATGGAGAAGTATGCGTCAAGTAATACACAATTTAATCAAGACTCTAATCGTAATAAGTCTAAGTAATGTAATAGCAAGTCCGTTTACGCACGAGTTTTCAAATCCATCGTTTACTGGTAACGCAGGTGCACATTGGTTAAGCATTGAAGAGAAACTACTAAAGAAGAAAGAGATGTTTGCTGATAGGAAACGTGCTGAAGCAGAAAAGGCATTAGCATTATCGAATAAAAGCAATCTTAAAAAGTTCTTTGCTAACGTAGAAGCACGTATCTATGCTAACTTATCAAAGCAATTGGTAGACCAGATGTTTGGGGAAACCTCATCAACAACTGGCACAGTAACAGTAGAAGGCAATACCATCACTTATATTAAGACTGATGATAGTATCGTATTAACAGTTGTAAATGAAGATGGTACTACAACTGAAATGACTTTACCAGTTAATTCCTTTACATTCTAATGGAATATCTATTAGCAATATTATTAGTATGTACATTATCAGGTTGTGCCACACTAGATGGACCTGAGTTTAATGATATGAGTCAAGCAACTATACCTACAATACCTGTTCTTGATGGCGAGCCAATGATGGTTGCTGTTTATAAGTTTAGTGATTTGACAGGACAAAGAAAACCTGGAGAGAAGTTTGCTAATATATCCACGGCAGTAACTCAAGGTGGGTTAGAACTACTAATAATGTCACTTAATGAGATTGGTGATGGTAAATGGTTTAGTGTATTAGAACGAACGAGTTTAGATTCTCTTATTAAAGAACGACAATTAATAAGGAATGGAAGGGAATCGGTTGAAGGTGATGCTTCTCAGAAACTACCAACACTTGTATTTGCAGGTGTGATGATTAATGGTGGTATTATAGGATATGATTCTAATATAACCACAGGTGGTTCAGGTGCTAGGTTCTTAGGAATCGGTGCTGTTACTGAGTACAGAGAAGATATGGTTACAGTATCTTTGAGGTTGACTTCAATTGCTACTGGCGAAGTATTATTATCATCAACGGAATCGAATATAATTTATAGCAAGTCTGTTGATGGGAACATATTTAGATTTGTAGATTTGGGGACAGAACTTGTAGAATTAGAATCTGGTGCGACAAAGAACGAACCAGTAACATTCGCAGTAAAGAGAGCAATTGATAAAACGATTGTTAGTTTAATCCATAAGGGAAATAAAAAAGACTTATGGAAATTTAAAAGAGGAGAATAAGATGAATAAGTTTATCGCATTCTTTGTTATGAGTTTGATGACATTTATATCATACGGTGCTGACAATAAGTTATACATCGACCAAACTGGTGATACGTTAAGTGCAACTATTGTACAAGATGGTGGTGGTAATACTATCGGTACATCAGTAACAGACTTCACTTTGAAAGGTGATACGATGACATTTAACGTAGACCAAACAGGTAGTACGAATACATTAACTGGTGTTGTTGCTGGTGATGATTCCGATACAGTGATTGCTGTTACAGGTTCATCAAATGACATTGCGTTAAATGTATGTACATCAAGTACAACAGCAGGTGCTGGTAATTGTGAAGACGTAGATACTAATATAACATTAGATGGTTCGTCGAATGACTTGACTGTTGATGTTGGTTTAGTAACTGATGCAGGTGGATTGAATTTAGCAATTGATGTAACTGGAAGCACAAACACAATTGACATGGATTTAGATTCTGGTAGTGATGGTTTAACCAATTCATCAGTTGATTTAGATATTACTGGTAGTACAAATACTGTAACACTTGACCAAACAGGTACGTTGACATCTAATGTGTTTAAACTTAACCACACTGGTGGCACGAGTGGCTTCACTATTACGCAGACTGGTGGTACTAATAATAATGTATTGGATTTAACTACTACTGGTGATGGGCATACGGTTACTGTTACTCAGCAGTAGTTTATTATTTTCTCTCAATGTATTTGGGAGTATCGGTAATATAACTACACATGAAGGTATTGGTGAAATTAACCGTGGTAAAGATAAGTTCGTCACTGAATCTAAACTTGGTGTAGAACAACTTGATGATATACGAACTGGCAGTGGCAAGATTGGTATCACGTTTGAAGACTCGACTAAGGTTAAGATATCTAAGAACTCAAGTTTAATAATCGATTCATTTATATATGATGCCAAGACTGGCAAAGGTGCATTGTCATTAAAAGCAACACTCGGAACAGTACGTTATGCTTCTGGTTTGATTGCGAAACGTAATCGTAAACGAGTAAAGATAAGTACACCGTCTGCTAATATCGCAGTACGTGGTACAGCATTCTCTATGACCGTTGACGAACTAGGACAATCCCTTATTATTCTATTGCCTAATGCCGATGGAACTGTTGGCGAAATAGCAGTTTCCACTGGTATGGGTCAAGTTATTCTTAATCAAGCATTTCAGGCAACTGCTACTAAGTCTTTAGAAATGACTCCATCACCACCAGTGCTATTAGAACTAAATGAAAGTCAAATTAATAATATGCTACTTGTTGAGAAACCTAAAGAAATAGATAATGGTGATAATCCTCTTGACTTTAATCCGTTAGACTTTAATGAGTTGGATATACCAGTATTAGATTTTAATGAGTTAGATATAAATGAACTCGATGTTGATTTACTCTATAACCCTTTAGATAACATCACTGACCATATTGACGGAAGGACTTCTGGTTTTAATAAAGTAACTCAAGTTAATACAATTATATCTGAGACCCAAGTCAGAATCATTCGGCAAGTTGGAGACTATATAGATATAAAGATGGATGCTGATTATGATTATGAGATTTACTTAGACCAAGGTCAAGAACTCTTTATCGAAACAGGAGATAATCCTACATCATTTTTTGACATAACACAGAACTAAATTATGAAAAGATTACTAAACCCTTGGTGGGCAATACTAACAGTTTTATTAATGACATTCGTTCGATATGAAGACGGATTCTTTGTTGAAACTGCTAGACTTAAATCATTTGACTACACAATTGCTCAATCCCCTAAAGTAGAATCCCAAAGTATTGTCTTATTAGACATAGGTGAACAAGCATTAAAAGATAAAGGACAGTGGCCTTGGAAACGTGATGAAGTAGCAAAGATTGTTAATAGGTTATGGGTGAATGGTGCGGGTATAATAACTCTCAATTTATTATTTGCCGAAGAAGATAGACTTGGTGGTGATGAAACGTTTGCTAAAGTAATATCAGATAAGTTGGTACTAGGAACTCAAGTAGCGAGTACAAAAGCATTAGACACTAAAGGTAAAGAAGCAAGTGTTGCTATTGTAGGTGGTGACCCAGATGATATTCTAAATTGGATTCCAGAATATCAAGGTATGGTATCCAACATCGATTCTATTAATAATAACTTAGCAGGTGTTGGTGTTGTATCTACTATGCCTGAGATTGACGGTGTGACTAGACGTATTCCTATGCTGACTAGGGTTGGTAAAGAAATGTATCCAAGTCTAGCACTTGAAACATTAAGAGTGTATGCTGAAGATGATTTATACCAAGCAAAGATAGGTGAGTCTGGTGTAATCGCTGTACGTGTTCCTAACTATGATACGATATACACTGACACATATTCACGTGTATGGATTAATTGGGCAAATGAATTTACTCATTATGAATTAACTGAGGAACTAGACTACTCTGTGTTTGCTGATAAGATAGTTATAGTTGGTTTAACTGCAGAAGGACTTGCATCTTCAGTAGCAACTGGAGTGGGTACAGTCGGCAACCACGAACTCCAGGCACATCTATTACAGTCTATCATCGACGGAGTCACACCAGTCAGACCAGACTTTGCAGACTTTGGGGAACTAATTACAACCTTTTTAATCGGGTTTACCATTATTGTATTGTTTAGATTCATACCCGTTATGTGGATGTCCGTTCCCGTCGCAGTCGTCGTCGGTGGTGTCATCTACGGAACGGAATATGCTTATACTAATTACTTGTACTTAATAGATGCTTCGTGGTTATTGGCAACTATATTAATCGTTACATTACATAGTGCCTTTGCTAAGTTTATGTTAGAGTTCTTATTAAAGCAACAAATTAAGAAACAGTTTGGTACATATCTTAGTCCTGCACTTGTAGAAAAGTTACAGAAGAACCCAGAACTATTACAACTTGGTGGTGAGAGTAAAGAACTATCAATTATGTTTACTGATGTTAGAGGGTTTACTGCTATCTCTGAACACTACGGTGATGATGTTCAAGGATTAACATCCATTATGAATCGTTATATGACTGCGATGACTAAACGTATTATTGATAATGATGGCACAGTTGATAAGTATATCGGTGATGCTCAAATGGCATTTTGGAATGCACCAGTGGACGATGAACATCACGCATACAACGCAGTTAGAACTGGTCTTGATATGATTAATGATTTAAAAGTATTCAATGAAGAGATAACTGCTGAAGGTCATCCACCATTTGCTATGGGTTTAGGTATTAATACTGACACGGTTGTTGTAGGTAATATGGGATCTGACCAACGATTTGATTACACTTGTTTGGGTGATGGTGTTAATCTGGGTGCTAGAATTGAAGGGCAAACTAAAACGTATGGGGTTGATATTATCATTGGCGAGAATACTGCTGATGCAATAGCAACTGATTTCAACTTTACTACATTACAATTAGATTGTATTGCTGTTAAAGGTAAAACTAAAGGGGTAGATATCTATACGGTTGTTGAGGGAGTATGGGGCAGGAAGTTTGACCACGATGATATGATGCGTATGTACTTTGAACAAAACTTTAAAGGTGCTACTAAAATGTGCGAAAGTCTCAAAGGGTATTTTGACGGACAGTTAGATGGGTTCTATGATATATGGATAGAACGTTGCAAAGGTATGAAAGTTAAGAAAGACTGGGACGGAGTATATCGTCCCACTACTAAGTAATTATACTGACTCTTTCCAATCAGCACCAACTTTACGATGACCATTCCAAGCAACGAATCCACCCAAACGTAATGCATAGTATGCAAGGTTGTTAAGTAGTCTGAACCCATTCACTTCGATATTGATATCACGGAACGTTTGGTCTGCTTGTTTCTGTGTCATAACGTGACCAGATTCTTTTTTATTCTTCTGTAAAAGAACAGTGTACTTATAAGCATAGTCGTGCACTAAACCACCCATAAGCAATACACCAACTGGACTTAACCAAGTATGTAAAAACTTAGGAATAGAAGCACCATCAAATACAAAACCTTTAGGAACTATATAATCTTTACCATCAATATTAAAATGAAAGTCTTTAACGATTTCCCAAGTACGAGTTCCCATTAACCACATCCATATAGCACCCCAGAACCCTTTACCTTTTGTTGGTATTGAGATTGGTTTCATATGAGGCATCTCTTTAATCTTAAATGACATACCAGAAGTAAAGTCTTTATCGAAAAAGTTAATCAGTGCACCTATAATAACTAATACACCCACCACCGTGAATTGCCAGAAGTCAATTAATAAATTTATTATTGTTTCCATATCTATCTCCTTTTTAGTGTGTTCTTTAAGTAAGTCGCATAAGCACTACCACCTATAACGATTGTTAATAACACAATTAATAATAATATATCCATTATTTTCTCCTTTTGTAATCATATTTATTTTTTATTGACTTTTGAGTAGTTTTATAGTATAATATAAGTATGGTGGGGAATAACCCTACTATAAAGGTTGGTTAATATTAAAAAGGAGATATAAATAATGTATAAAGTAAATTACGGAACTGATGAAAATCCAGTATGGAGATTGGTTGAACATATTATAGCAAATGGAGAACACTTCGTTTATAAAGTAAAAGATGGTATTAACATTTGTAGGAGAAAGAAATGAGTAATGGAATAACAAAGGGTAATCGCCCACCATTTTGTGGTAATTCAGAAGTAACAAGAAATATGACCAACCCTATGAATAATAGAACTGGTAAAGAAAGTGTGCGACTAACACAAGACTATAAAAAGGGTCTTAAATCTCAAGAGGAATTAAATGAACTTAGATAGAACAGGAAATGGTTACTTAGTTGACCCAACAACGTGGTCACTTGATGTGATGCACGAGATGGCAAAGGAAGATGATATTACATTGAGTGAATCTCAAGTGATGCAAATTGAAAAGGCAAGAGAATACTTCGATGAGAATTCAAGTGTTCCTCCAATTAGAACTTTTGCTAAGTATGTAGGAATTGATAAAGGTAAACTATTCAAAGAATGGTTGACTGGTCCATTGAAACCTATTACTAAATATGGTGGACTTCCTCAACCGACTGGTTGTGTTTAAATAATACCTAAATATAGTATCTAACATCAAGGTACTATATGACGTGTCATTCTAAATGGTGTTCTACCATCACAGCAATATCCCAGTTAGCAGTAACATCCGTTATTGTATATGCTGGATTAGTAGTTGGTTCTCATATGGAATCTTGGTCTGAATCTTTCAAACAAGGTTCTGATGATTTACATTCAATCAGACAGAATATGAATCAAATGACTTATTCAATGGAATCTATCAATCGAGATATGACCACGATGAATAATACAACTCTAGCAATGGAGAAACATATTCATCAACTAACTCAGCAAATTGATTATATGAATGGTGCTGTTGGAAATATGTCAAACAAGTTCTCACCTCAAGGTATGGCAAGAAGTTTTATGCCGTTCTAACTTTACTTTCAATCACTTTTATAGTATAATATAATATACGAACCACTAAAAGGACATAAATGATTGAAGTATTAAATAGAGAAAAGTTTTCACACATGGTCGAGAAACTTGTAATAGCAAAACGAATATCATATATGGATGCAGTCGTATGGTGGTGTGAGGAGAATGAATTTGAAATTGAAGATACAGCAAAACTGTTATGTCCTCTAATCAAAGAGAAAATTAAAGTTGAAGCACAAGACCTAAACTACTTAGAAAAGTCTGCGAGACTTCCTATATGATGAAAAGAATTTTAGTTGTTGGTAGTGGTAATGCTGGACTAATAACAGCAACGATTTTGAAGAAGAGGTTAGGCATTCAGGTTGATGTTATATCTTCAAAATCAATAGATATAGTCGGAGTCGGGGAAGGATCAACAGAACATTTTAGTGAGTATATGAGATTTGTTGGAATACTCCCTATTGATTTAATCAAACATTGTGGATCTACATTTAAATCTGGGATAATGTTTGAAGGGTGGGGTGATAACGATTACCTCCACTCAGTCACCAACAAATATCTTAAACCATTAGGGCAGTACCAACCAATTTTAGCAAAACAAATCATAGAAAGATATCCCATGACGAGTGAGTATTTATGGGACAATAAATTAGACAAATGGTATTTGACTCAAGAAAAGCAACAATTTGAGCAATATCATTTTGATAGTAGAAAACTTAATGATTTTTTAATAAATTTTTCTAAGAAGATGGGAATAGGTTTTTATGATGATAAAATAAAAAATGTTATTATATCAGATAATGGAGACATAGAGATGCTAGTAGGAGAATATTCTAATTATGATTATGATTTTTATATTGATGCTACTGGGTTTAGAAAAGTATTAATTGGTGAGATGGGTGTTAATTGGAATTCTTATGGGGAATACCTTAAAATGAATTCTGCTATAACGTTTCAAACTGATGAGGAAGATGAGTATAACCTTTGGACGTTATCAAAAACAATGGATGCTGGGTGGTTATTTAGAATTCCAGTGCAAGATAGATATGGTAATGGGTATATATTTGACGACAATTATATTACTGAAGAACAAGCAAAGAAAGAAGTTGAAAATTATTTCAATAAAGAAATAGACTTTGGTAAGAAATTCAAATTTGACCCAGGCGCAGTAGATCGTGCATGGATTAATAATTGTGTTGCTGTTGGCTTGAGTAGTGCCTTTGTAGAACCTTTAGAAGCAAGTTCTATCGGCACTACTATACAACAATCGTTTTTATTAATGCACAGAATAACTAATTATAACGAAAAATCAATCGAGATGTATAATAAATCGTTTAATGATATTATGGAAAATACTAGGGACTTTATTGCATTACATTATGTTACGAATAAATGTAATACTAAATTCTGGAAAGATATGTCAAAGGTTGAGTTGCCTGAAACCTTAAAACATAATTTGGAAATTTGGAAGAATAAACTGCCAATATCGGACGATTTTTCTAATTTATCACAATATAAATTATTTGATTCTAATAATTATATAATGATTCTTGATGGTTTGCTATTATTTGATATTGATTCAATCGAGAAAGAATTCGAATCGTTAAACGATGAAATTAAAAAAGAAATTGCCGATGTTACTAATATGATGATAGTAGAAGATAATGATATAGATGAGATAGGGCATAAAGAATATATCAAATTAATGAGAACATTACCTATATGAATTTGGCCATGAATGGATTTGATACATACAGAACCTATCTTGCTATTAAGCAACACTTCACTAATAAGAATTATGACTTCTTTAAGTATAATGGTAAAGTAAAAGCAAGTCCAACCTCATATGAAGTTCGTAAAGACAAATACTTCTTTGAGAAAGCAAGTAAGAAGTTTAAGCATGAAGAATTCATTGACTACATCGTAGCAAACATCACCCGTAATAGCGACTCTTGGATTGGCAACCTAATGCAAGAGAACAATCAAGTAAACTATAAGAAGTGGCAGAAAGTAATTGAGTCAATGTCGTACACATTTAAAGAAGATGTTGGTGTGATTAATGAGTATGAAGAAAACTTCAACAACGTGTTTAAGATGGTTGATAATAAACACCCAATACTATTCAGACTATACTCAAGAAGTAAACTCAGTATAGAAACAATGGTTATACTAGACGATCTGGTAAACTACTCTGAGGGGTGGTATAAATATAGAGATAATATACTAAATGATTTTGTGGATATGATGAGGAAATATAAACCTTTCCTTCATAATAGACTACAAGTGGATAAGAAAAAATATAAAAGAATTGTGCTCGAAAACTTTACTTATGAGTGAGAAGAGAGTATAATAAAGGTGTAGATGATGAAAAGGATAGAGCAATCTATCTGAATGTGAACAAAAATAATACAATAAAATACAATACAATACGGAGATACAAATATGGGCGATTTCGCTAGTCTTAAAAAATCAAGAGGTTCCTCTCTTTCAAAACTAATCCAAGAAACAGAAAAACTACAAACCAAATCAGGTGGTTGGGGTGGAGCAGATGAACGTCTGTGGAAACCAGAAGTAGATAAGTCGGGTAACGGTTATGCTGTTATTCGATTCCTACCAGAGCCATCAGGTGAAGACTTACCATGGGTAAGAATCTTTGACCACGGTTTCCAAGGTCCAGGTGGATGGTATATCGAAAATTCTTTAACATCTATCGGTGAAAAAGATCCACTAGGTGAGTACAACTCAACTCTATGGAACAATGGAACTGATGCTGGTAAGGAACAAGCAAGAAAACAAAAACGTAGATTAAAATACTTTGCTAATATCTATGTGGTTAAAGATCCAGGCAATCCTGCTAATGAGGGTAAAGTATTCTTATATCAATTCGGTAAGAAAATTTGGGATAAGATTAATGAGTCAATGAACCCTGAGTTCGAAGATGAGAGTCCAATCAACCCATTCGATTTTTGGGAAGGTGCTGATTTTAAACTGAAGATTCGTAAGGTTGAAGGATATCGTAACTATGATAAATCTGACTTTGATGCACCTAGTAAGTTGCTTGAAGATGATGAAGCATTAGAGAAAGTATATGATTCTTTATACTCACTCAAAGCATTCTTAGACCCTAAAGAGTTTAAGTCATATGTTGAGTTAGAAACTAAGTTGAATCGTGTACTAGGTCTTAATGGTTTAGCACCTAAGACTACTGCTGAAGATTTTGATAAGGCAGAAGAAGTTGCTGAAGCACCTGCTGCTGAAGTTAAGAAAGAACCTACGTTGAAGACTGAAAGTCCGTTCGTAGGTGATGACGATGAGTCACTATCTTTCTTTGAGAAGTTAGCAAACGAGGACTAAACTAAAATAGTTTAATTTGATTAGGGATCTTCGGATCCCTTTTTTATAGGAGAAATAAAATGGATTTAAAACCATTACACGATAGAGTTATCGTAAAAGTAGAAGAAAAAGAAAGTACAACTGAGTCTGGGTTAATCTTAACTCAAACTGCACAAGACAAATCTAATAGAGGATTGGTAGTTGCTGTTGGACCTGGACTTAGAGATGGTGATAAAATTAGACCACTAACCGTTAAGGAAGGTGACTTCGTTATGTTTGAAAGAGCAGGTGCTTCAGAAATGGAGTCTGACTATATGGTAATGCATGAGTCAAGTATCGTTGCTATTATTGGTTAATTAGGAACTAACGTTCTAAAGTAATCTAAGTCAGCATTGTTCGCAGGGTTGGAGTTTGGGTTGTTTGCTGATCCACCGCCAACGAATGTATTATTATTGAATTGTTGCGAACTATTGGAATTTTGAGTGGCACCAGCATCAATAACAATATTTTGATTTCCAAGTCCATGCCTTCTATTCAATTCCTCAATTGACATCATTTGGACTTCTTGTCCATCAACGTTGGTATAAGTGCTACGATTCCTTGCAATCAAACCTTCCAGCAATTTTCGGTTTGCTTGACATTGTTCCTTTTTGATTTCCGATTGTTTTGCTTCAGATAAGATTTCATCATCACCAAACCCCATGAAGTCCATTAGTCCGTCCCACTTATCCTCGAACCATTTACCGATCTTCTTCATCGTGTTCTTTATCGCATCAAAAATTTGATCGAATATTTTATCCGTATCAATTTTATCTAGTTTCTTAGCAAACTCATCAAAACCAAATAGTCTAGCCACCCATGCAGCTAAACTTAAAGTTAGTTTCAGGGGCAATGTTACCAAAGCACGAACAAACCCATACAGTCCTGCTTTGACTGCCAGCCAAATAGATCCAGTATCTTCATAAACCTTTTTAGCATCTTCAAACCCTTTATAAAGACTATACAACAAAGCACCAATCACCAATGCGATTCCGATAAACGGTGCCAAAACAGCAAGAGCAGGTAGTAATGATGCATACATCCCCTGTATCCCAAGACCAACTGCTATGACAGCACCACTTAGTAATCTAGCATACTTTAATAATTTAGCACCAGCCGCAATTGCGAGTGCTTTTGCAGAATCCATCATGGCAATAGATGTTGCCACAACTGCGTTTCTAAGCCACTTTGCCCAA